GCGGTAGTCCACATCCTCAGGCGTCGCGCCGCTGGACAGATACGACATGGCCTGTTGCACGCGCTTGTTGAGCCGCCGTTGCCCCTGTTCCCCGGTCGCCATCTCCTCGCCGATGTCCTGGCCGGTAACGGTTCCGCCCGTGCCACCCTCGCCCCGGCGGGCCAGCACCTGCGCAACAGCGGCGTCTACGTCGCCGGTGGTTCCCTTGCCCCTCTGCAATTCCTCGATCATCTGGGAATCAAGCAAATCCGCCACGGGCCGCTGAGCCTGACCGCGCTCGTCCTCGATGCGGTTGATCTCGCTGGCCAACAGTCGGCGGGCCTCTGCGCCCTCCGGGTCCGAAGCTTCCTGCTGCTCCCGGGCAATCTCGGCGAATTTCTTCCCGTATTTGCGTTCCAGAGCGATTTGATTCTCCGCCATCTGCCGGGCGATGCGCGCCTGCACCTCGGCATCTCCGAAGCCGGTAAAGTCGGCGTGCCGCGTCTCGGGCGCCGCGCCCGTTCTGATGCGTATGGTGTCGGTCGGCAGCCGTGATGGTTGCCCCTGGCGATTGGTCCGGGTCAGTTGGTTGTAACGTTGGCGGGTGATGTCGCCATCGGCTAAAGCCTGTTCGATCGTTTTCTCGGCGTAAGTGGGGATCGTCCGCCCGGTGGCGTAATCCACCGGAATGCCCAGGCGCGCGGCCATGTCCACCTGACGACGCCCCGGCAGGGTCTGGAGGTCGGCGCGCACGGTGCGCCGGCTGGACCGCGCTGGATCGGGGAAGTCCGGAGCAGTTGCGGCCGCCATTCCTGCACTGATCGCAGCACCCGCCAGGGCTGTAATAAGTGCGCCAGTTATTGCACCCATGCCTTTATCCTTTCCACGTTGTGGCCCGCATGTGCAATCGGACCTTGTACCACGTTAACCCGCATCCGGCACAACGCTTGCGCACGCGCCGAATCGAAGCCGGTGTCCGGGCGGCACCAATCCCAAATCGACCGAAGCGCATCCATGCTATCGAGGTCCGCGAAGTCAACAACCAGGCACCGCGGATTGTCTGTCAGGAGGCGCGCTGCGTCCTCATACATTCGGAACAGGACATCCCGCGCCTCATCGCAAAGCGGCAGCACGCGCCACGGGCCAGAGGCGCAGAATGCACGAAGCGATTCCCAAGCCTCCTGCGGGTCGCGGCGAACGAGCACCCAAGGCGACTCCATGAATCGCTCACCGACATCGACAACGGCGCTAAGCAGCCCAGAGTCTGAATCCCCGGCGATTCCTTGCGCGCACATCAGCGTTGTGAAGCAATCCAGCGACTGCACCCGAGAGAGCAGATCGTGCTCGCAGAGCATCCCATCAGACGACAAGAACACGGAGAGCCATGCGGTTCTCGACCGCGGCATGCCTGTCACGAAGAACGGCTTCATGGTCCCCCTCCCCAGGCCGCCCCAACGTTGGCGCCTCGGACCGCGCCAGTAAGTCCGGCCATCCATGGGTTGACGCTGTTTTGTGCCCAAGCCTGGTTGGCGCCGTAAACGCCGTTTGCGAAGTTGATTCCCTGCTGTCCGGCGTTGGGGTTAACGCCGGGCAAGGATTGGTTCGAAGGCGAGAACGGCACGATTCCAGATTGGGCGCCTGAGAGCTGGGCAAATTGCGCGGTAGGGGTTTCCCCAGTCAAGAAGGACCCTAGATTCCCCAGCCCCTGCTGTTCTCGCCGGTAAGCCACGTCTTCGGGCGAAACGCCGGAAGTGAGGAACGCCAGGGCCTCGGCTTGTCTCTGGGTTCTTTGCGCCTCAGTGGCGTCAGCCAATGCCCCCGCCTCCTCGGATGCCGCCGCGTTCCCCATGAAGTTTCCCCGGGCAACCTGCCCGCCCAGTACGCGCTGTGAGACCTGCTCGGCGCTTCTGGGGTCCAATTCTCCGCCCTTGGCCAGCTCGGCCATGATGATGTCTTGCAGTTCTCTGGCTGCCGGACGATCGGCGGAGCGCGCCTGTTCGAGGTCTCCCTTGATGGAATCCCAGAGGCGCTGCCGCATAGCGAATCCCTCCGGGTCGGCGGCCTGCAGTTCGTCGAGGCGCTGCTGAACGAATTCGGGCCCGAGATCCTCCTGCAGGTCGAGCAGTTGCTGGGCAAGCTGGTCTTGATACTGCGCTTCGTAATCGGCTTGTCCCAGGCCCGTGAAGTCGAAACGGCTCGGAGTCCTGGAACCAGGCAACAACACGTCAACGGGAATACCCAGAGCCGCGGCGGCATCAATCAGCCGGCGCGACGGCAGGGCGGCCAGGTCTTCGCGGATCCCCGCGGCGTAGCCTTTGGACGGATCGGGAGGGTCTTCACCGCAAAGTCCCATCTCGCACCTCCTCTTCTGTCTGAAGTCTGGCGTCGCGCACGATCGAGTTGATCCGCTCGATGTCGTATTCCCGATTCGCGCTGACGATCCGCATGTGTGCCCACCCGCCGGTGAGCCAAGCCACCACGTATACAACCTCGTGCCAGATGCCTTTCACCACGTCGCGAATGTCGCCCGGCGGCATGTTGTTGGAGTCCGCCCACGCGTTCAAACCGCAGAGCATCACCGGAACGAGCATGTTGCTATGCTTCAGGAAAAACGGATTGCCGGAGAGACAGAGTAACCAATCAGCCTCCGCGGCGGCAATGTTCATCGGCGAGATCGCGTGCTTGTCGCTGTCCGCAACGTCGTCAAGGAAGTGAGCACGGGCCGAGAACGCCTGCAGAAAATGCTCCGCGGCGGCGTTGCCGTTGGCGGCCAGGGTGATGAGTTCGGCGCGGTTCATTCGTTTTTCATCGTGTTCATGAATGCCGCGATCGAAATCGCCTTAACCTCGACATAGTGGCTTGTCGTCTCGACGGCGACGAAGCACTCGCGGAATTCCGGTAGTTCGTCCAGCGCCACCGTCACTGGCTCCGGGTTGGCCACAGCCAAGTCAAAAGGCAGGTCAACGGGAAGCTGATTTGTGACCCGAAGAAGTGACTCGGTTTGGCGGCGCTGCTCGACACCGTCCAAGTAAATGACAACGTCCACGTTGCCGGAGGAATTGACGAAGATCACCTCGGCGAAGCTGCCGTCCTTCCAGTTGACTGGCGCGTCAAAGTTCCATGCCTTGGCGCGCAACTCAGTGGGCAACTCGCTGCTGTTTTCCTGGAACGTGGCTTCCAACTCCGAACTCGCGTAATCCTTCCACATGTTCACCTTGCCCGTGGAATCCCCGATTATGAACCGCTCGCCCAGGCTGGCGAATCCGCTCGTACACATGGCTGTGGGCGTCATCCCCAGCCACACCCCGATCCATGCGCCAAGGCGGGAATTCCAGACGAGCACATAATCCGGCTCGGTGGCGGAGTCCAGCGGAATGGCACAAAACAAATAGTGTCGATATTTGTGCAGTACGATCTTGCTGGCCACCGACCAGTTGATGCGGTCGATGTAGGTCTGCATTGGCTGACTGAATGGCGCCGACACTTCCCAAGGGATGCTGCCCTCCTCACTCGGCACACTTGTAATTTTGCGCAGACCATCGCGGGAAAACACCACGAGGAAATCGCCGAATGAAATCATTGCCCGCTTCCCGACGATACCGACCGCATCTGTAAGCCGGCGGATCGGCCAGTTGGCAGCAGTTGCCGCCGTCGGGTCGGTGTTGACCATGTAAATGGAGCGTTCCTTGCCAACGGCCAGCCACCAACCCTTGGCGGAGCACAACGCGGTGATGGCCTGGCCCTCCCCGCGCCCGACTCGGAAAGAAAAGTCGTTGTGATTCCATTGTCCCGTTGACGCGCCAGCAAGGAAGCTGGCGTAAACGGCATCATTGAACGTCGCAATCGCGCCGGCGGCGAACATGCGCTGCGTGTGCCAGCACATCATTGAAGTACCGAGCGGCGGATCCCCGGTTGCGCCCGTGGCGTTGCCAAGTGCAGCACTCCAGGCGGCCCCGGTATAGCTATACCACTGCGTACTTCCGTCGCTGACGTAAAGCAGGTTGTTGCCCTGCGCCATCTCGACGATGGAGCCAAGGCCGCCGGGATACGCGGCAATATTCGTCCACGTCGCGCCGTCCCACTTTCGCAGCGAAGAGGAAACGGCCGCAAATAGGTATTCGAGCGAAGGCGTGTCGAAGTAGGTTAAGACGTCGATGCGGGCCGCCGTCAGTGCCGAGCCGCCAAGGGCGTCGGCTCCCGGCCGAAGGCGCGCGCGCCCGTTGTCCTCGACGAGCATGTTTTCCAGCCGCTGCAGTTGCAGGTCACCGAGGGAAGACGCGTCCATGAACTCGTCGACGCCGCCCCGGAAGTCCTGCTGCCGGCGGACCATCACCTCGTCGTCAAGATTGTCGATCCACTGCATTTTTTACCAGTAACCTTTCCCGTTGAGGTTATCGCCGTAGCTACCCGCTGGAGAATCGACCTCGGGCACCAAGCGGATTTGCGTGTGTTCCTGCCAGACGTGCATGGATTTGAGCTGGCCCAAAAGCGCGGTTGCCTCCGTGAATTTTGCGTTGGCCTTGCCAAGCTGGCGTGCGCGCTCCCACATGTCGCCCTGTCCGAACGCCAGCAGAGCGTTGTCGATGTTTCGCAACTCGGGCAAGTCCCCGTCGTCCTCGAGAGGGATGTGCTTCTTTTTTACCAGTGCGGTTAGGTCGATGTCTTGTGTTGGAGCTGGGATAAGCCGCACGGGGATTCGAAGCGGGAATGCCGTATCGGCTGCCAAACATGTCGCTAGCGTTCGCTCGCCGGCGTCGCTTGTGAGTACGACATCATTCGCACTCTCCTGTTTGGTGACGCGCTCCAAAACGCGACAGTCGCTGGAGACCGGGTCACTTAGAGAGCCTCCCACTGGATAGACGCCGGTGGACTTAATGCGATTGCCGCTGGAGTCAATCACATGTGCTGTCCAAGTCTGGCCAGAGTCCATTTCGAGGATCTCAACGTCATGGAAGGCGTAAGCCGCGGGCAGAATCGCCACGCATGGCGCCAAAGTAGCGAACTGTACAGGCTCTCCACTCTGCGCGAACTGGTCGAGCGATCCCCTCATCAGCAACTCCTGTCCGCTGGGCTGCATTTCCTGAATGCCGGTACGCAGCGCCACGACCTTGTCAACCACGCTCGGCATCATCCAAATAGAATCCCACGACTCGGGCCGATCTGCGCCGGAGCCGAATGGCGGTTCGTAATGATACTCGAAAGTGAACGGAAACAGATAAAGGGAATCGCGCCAAAGGGAATCGTTGTAGATCAACTCGTAACGCTTGGAGAGAAACTCCTTGGCCTTGGTCACGGAGTTGGCGTCAGTCTGCCGGCATTTGCCGCACACGTAGTTGGCCATCTCGGAAAGGGTCATGATTATGATTCCCTCCAGAATTCCAGCGTTGCGTACACTTCGTTGCCGCCCAGGCTGCCGGCTGCCCCCATGCCAGTGGTGGCCACCGTAGTATTGCAGCGGTGCTGAAGTTCAAGCGCCTTCGACGCGGCAATGGTGAAGCGCCCGACGACGATCGCGGTGTTGTATCCCACTCCGCCGAGGGTACAGAACATCGATCGCCCATACTGGATCGTCGTATTGTCGGTCGCGTTGTGCAGCCTGAGCTTGTGGAATGAGCAGCTCGAAGCCGGAGCCTCACCCCGGAAGACGTACGTTCCGGCGCTCAATGTCACCTGATTGGCTGCCAGCGTGCAAATTCCAGAAACGTCCGCAACTTCGGTGTTGAGCGGTCTCGTCTGCCAGGCGCCACTCGTGAACGTTCCGCCATCGGTGCCCGAGGCAACCTCGTGCTGCACGAGCACGTAACCTTGGACGGCTTGCTGGCGGAAGTATGTCGCCAGATCGGAGAGCGTGATCTTTTTGTAATCTCCGTCATAAATTGGAACAGCGTTGGTTCCTGCGGCTGTCGTTAGAGCCGTCGCGCCGTTGACCAGGTTGCCCAGAGTCATCTTGCGGAACGCCCCACCGTTCTCGCGCAGTATCAGTGCGTCCGCTGTGACTGGCGCGGTGTGGGAAACTGCCTGGTTGATGAGGTTCGCCAGCGTGATGCTCTTAACTTCCGTGCCGGCGCTGTCGTAAATGGCGAGCTTGTCTGCGGCAATTGGGGCGGTATGCGCCGCTGCACCGAACAAAAGATTGGCCAGCGTGATCTGCTTGTAGGCGTAGGCTGCCGCCGAGTCGGCCAGCATCAGGGCGTCCGCGGAGACGGGGACTGTTTTGGCCGCGCGTCCAGAGACTAGGCCAGTATGGTCGAAGATTAGCGAAGAGAGCGTCCCCTTTTTGAACGTGGTACCGTCGAAAACCATCAACTCCGTTGCGCTCGTGTTTGGGTTGCTGCCTGCCGACGCCTTGCCGGTGTGAAAGGTGGTATTAACCGTGCCGGCGGCGGCGTTGTTCAGCTTGGTGTGGGTGATGTTCTTTTCACCGCTGGCGAACGTGTAACCTGGAGTGATGTCGGCCATACCTCAAAAGTTGTCGGTTGCCCGCGCCGCGCCCCATGCCTTGCGCGTTTGTTTCACGGAGAACGGGAAGCGCCGGCGAAATTCGCTGGTACCGATTTGCTGCTCGACCGTGCGAAGGCCGTTCATCGCTGCCTGCTCCTGTGACGGCTGGCCTCGTGGGCAGACGGCGATGCGGGACGGCACGGTAACGCGCCCCGGGAAGGCGTCCCTCTCAGAGACGGGCAGCACGCGCACGACGCGCTGCCCGTTCTCCACATATTCGTAAGTCGGCATGTTACTGCCCAGGTATTGCCGGCGGCGGCTCGGGCGGGGTCG